GTCGGCTCCGGTTCGCAGCGTATTGGCGAGCTTGGCGACGACTTTCGAGTTGGTCAGGAAGGCGAGCGAGCCCTGCAGCCCGTTGGCGGCGCCGACCGTGCCGACAAGCGCAACGATGCCTGTCCACAACGGAATACTGCCGTTTGTGCCGGCGGGCACATCACCGACGCCGGAGGTGCCCAGGATGCCGGTCGGCTCGTTGCCGCCGGCGCCGTTGATGGCGGCCGCATCGAGCGCCGTGGCGAGCAGTGAAGCGAAGTCGTTGCGCAAAATTTCCTCGATGTCGGGCGAGGACTGCAAAATCATGTTGCGCGAAACCTCGGTCATCACGCCGCAATGCTTGGGTGTCAGCGACACTTTCTCGAACTGCGGGTCGCTCGCGGTGATGGCGGCGTTTTCCGCAATCCACGCCGACGTAGCCGATGCCTTCAGCCGCGGGATGTCGACGTTGCCGACCAGGCCGTTGAGCACCGTGGCGCCGAGCCGACGCACCGCCATGGCAGCCCGCAGCCGATCGATGAACATGTCGCCGCGCCAGTCCGTGGCGATCACGTTCGAACCCGGACCGCCAGCCGGAAGCCCGGTGGTGACCACGCGCTTTTCGAACACGGCGGTCGGCACCAGCATGCCATTGGCCGGCGTCCCGGCGCGGCGCTGCAGTTCGCGGCTCACTTCCAGTTCGCGGCCGACATCGATGTCGCAGCCCGGCATTTGCGCCCGAATACACTTGAGCAAGGAAAACTCGCGACACTCGGTCTCGAACGCCTTATCGCCGCCGTTGCTGCTGACCGGCTCGCCATGTGCGCGGCGCTCGGCCTCGGCAAGAAATTCTGAATTGCGGATATCGCGTTCCAGCTTTTCGACCTCGGCCTTGCCGGCGTCGAACGCGGCTTGCTCCTGTTCCGACAGGTCGCGGGCCTGGGCGGTGGCGGCGGCAACGATCGAACGCAATGCGTCCACGGTAATTGCACGATTCTCTTTCAGGCTTGGAAGGCTAGACATGGGTCTTCTCCGTTAGGTGTGTCTCTCACGCGAAGTCTCGAAATGCTGGCGGAGAAGATCGAGCCTGGCGATAGCTTCGGGGATCGAGCGGCCGACGATCGCGTAATTTCCCACGGACTCGATCGTGTCGAGCAGCGCGCGTTCGAGCAGCTTCCTGTCGGTGATGGCCGCGCTAAAGACGGTGTCGTCATTCCGCATCGATCGGCCTCCGGAAGCCGCGTCGTTCCGTGGATTTTGTAGCAAATAGTTGCCGAGGCAACCATTACATTGTCTGGGGAGGCCGCGTGCGGCTCAAATGACTTCCAGCATCGGCGACCACGGCTCGGCCGCCTCGTGCTGGGTCGCGACCCGCAGCGCCATGGCCAGCGCGACCAGCGGGTCGATCCGGCCGGTCGAGCGCTTCTTGGAGAGCTTCCGATTCCGCACGTCGTCGGTTTCGACCTTGGCATTGCCCGCCGCCATGGTCAGCACCGGATGGCCGCCGTGGCGGAGCTTGCCTTCCACGACCAAGCCCTCGAGCGTATCGACGGCCGGGGCCATGTCCTTGTAGCCCTGGCCGAACGGCACCAGCGGCACGTCACAGCCTAGGGCACCTAGTTCGCGCTCGAGGTCTCCAATGCGCCAGCGGTCGAACGCGAGGGCCTGGAACTCATAGAGACCATGCAGCTCGGCAATCTTGTTGGCGACCACCTTCGGGTCCGTCGTCTTGCCGTCGAACCCGAGAAGGTGCCCCTGCTTCGCCCATACCGGATAAGGCATCCGGTCGATATCCTCGCGTTCCCTCAAGTCGCCGGGCAGCCAGCAGAACGGCACCACGTCGAACCCGCCGTCGTCGTCCCCGAACACCAGCACCAGGGCCGTCATATCGCGCGCGTAGGAGAGGTCGAGCCCGGCGAAGCACGGACGCCCCTTGAGCTGGGAGGCGTCCACAGCGCCTCCGCAGGCCTGCCAGGCGGCCACGGAGAGAAACTGCGAGGTCCCGTCGACGCGCTGGTTCAGCACGAACTGCCGGAACGAGGCCTCCGCAGCCGGCATGCGCTGCGCCTGCAAGGCAAGCCTACGGACGTCCTCCATGCTGCGGAAATCACCGAGCGCCGGGTTGGCCTGCTTCCAGGTCGCCTCGTCCCATGGGTCCGCATCAGCCGGCGCGGTGTAGAACGTCAGATGGAAACTCGGGTCCTTGACCTCGCCCCGCTGGATCCGCAGCCCGTAGTCGATCAGCGTCGACAGCGGCGCCTCGTCCCGCCCGGCCTGCGTCGAGATCACCATCATCAGCGGCTCGGAGCGGCCTCCCATCGCGGTGTCGAGCGCATCGAGCAATTCCCGGCTGGTAGCCTGGCCGAGCTCGTCATAGACCACGAACGACGGCGAAAGCCCGTGCTTGGTGGCCACGTCCGCCGACAGCGCGGCATATGTGCTGCCGTTCTGCATGTCCTCAAGCTCTTTGCGAAACCTGACGATGTTGATGCGGTCATCCAGCCACGGCACCCTCGTGATGATGGCGCACATCTCGGAGAAGATGCGCCCCGCCTGGAAGCGATCGTTCGCCGCGCTGAAAACCTCGCCCCGGCTTTCGGCCTCGGGACCCGACAGGGCGCACAGCGCCAGCGCCGCCGCCAACTGGGTCTTTCCTCCCTTCCGTCCCATCGACAGAACGGCGGTCCGAACCTGGCGCTTGCCAGCGCGATCGGTCCGATAGACGGCGTTGACGAACCGCCGTTGCCATGGCCGAAGCTTTAAGGCCGTTCCCGTCAATGGTCCCGACGTGATCGGCAGGGACTGCACGAAGGCGATGACGCGCGCGGCGCGCGACAGCCCAGCTAAGTCCCAGGGGTGCGGCCCCGATGAGGCCTGCTGCTCTGCCGATGCGTGCCGTTTTGGCTTGGCGCCGATGCCGCGCAGTCCCATTTAGGGCCGCCTTGTCCTTGAGTATGTCAATTTGCGTGCCCCGATGCGATCCGAGCGTCCCAACTGCTGGTCTTTGGAGGGGGTTATGCCATAAAATTCATGCGCATCGTCGAGCGGCAGGCCATTGCAGTCGCATCCTTTGATCATCGGTCGCCTGCCAAGCTGCTCTTCTCGTGTCTTGAGGTTGTGGCATGAAGCGCACAGCGAGCGCAGCCCGTCGAGCGAAGGGAACGCCTCGCCGCCGGCGTTGATAGGCAGCACGTGGTCGACAGCACTGGCCAATACATTGCGACCACGGCGCGCACAGGTTTCGCACATGGGCGAGACGCTGAGCTTGAGCTTGCGAAGACGCTGCCACGCCGTGGTGTTGTAGGGCCAGTCCGCCATCACTGCGTCCTGTCGGGACTAATGGGCCGGATGTTCGCTTTGCGCGCTGCCTCTTCAAGCTTTGCCTTGCGCTCCTCTTCAGTATGATCCTCGGCGTTGAAGCTGGCGATCTCGTCACAAAGGCCTTGATGGAATTCCCTGAGGCAGATGACGACATCCATGCGACGGCTCCAGAGCTTCTGCTGTTGCTTGAGCGCCGCAATGACCTTCTTGATCGAGGGCACGTAATCTTCTTCCTGTCTGAGCTGCTGCCAGCTTGATTGCAGTTCGGCGAAGGTGGGTCTCAATTCCACGATGTCTTCGATCAAGCAGCGCACGAAGATTTCCGGGGCTTCGGGCTTGCCTGCCGTAAAGCTGCCGATCAGGAGGGCGACCATCTTGGCCACTTCGCCATAGACGGGGCCGTCGCTGTCTTCCGGCCACCAACTTTCGGGCCAGCAGCATTTGTCATTGGTTTTTTCCAGGGCTCCGTCGCTGACGGTTTTTCGCCCGCTCCAAATCGCAAAATGCCCGATGACCTTCTCGGCCTCGTGGATGATCCTTTTGCGGGTCAGGTAGTTTAGGGCCAGCTCAAGCTGGCCCGACAGCTTCATGATCGCCCTCGCGTCGAGGGACATCGCATCCAGCAGACCGGCCAGCTCGTTGACCCGCTTTTGCGTTGGCCAGTCGGAGGGAGGCGGGACCGAGTTTACCAGCGCCGTGCCCGGCCTGGCCTTGAGCGGCCTTGCCTCGTCCCTGGACGAGGTTCTCTCGGGGGTGGGTTTGAGAGGGGTCTTCATGCGTGACCTCCATTGCGCGAGGTCATGGACAACCGCATCGCCACTTCCACCGCCGTCTCCTTGCGGTGGCCGTTGAACCGGCGGTCCACTGGTTTCTCCAGCCAGGCGCCGTGAGCCAGCCATAGTTCCAGCTTTTTCAGGTATCGAGGTTCTACCGTCCGAACCCAGGCGGCGGCGCTCGCCAACACCTCCTCGCCATCGTATTCGGAGCATACCGCCTCAAACGCCTTGAGAGCTTTCCTGCGATCGATGCCGTCGGGCTTTTGCCACAGTTCGCACAGCTGCGCGAACTGCGCCTCCAGTTCCTGGGCCGCGACGTCGGCGACGTCGATGACTTCGACGACGGTTTCCTCTTCTACCCCTTCCACCCCATCGAGCGCGCCTTCAGGCGCGCGCTCGATTTTCGCCACACACACCACGCGCCCGAAGGGCGCGGTGGTTTTAAGAAGGTTCATATGCGCTGGCGCATCTTTTACGGGCGCTGGCGCATCTTTTACGGCTGACACAGACGCATCTTTTTCAAGGTCTAAAAGATGCGCTGGCGCATCTTTTACGATCATCCAATACTGGTTCGAATGCCTCCTGCCCTGCTTGCCCCATATGACGCGCAGACGGTCTCGCTGGTGCATCCGATGGATGGCGCGGACCACAGTCGACTGGGACAGGCCCAGCTCCTTGGCCATGTAGGCGGTTCCGGGCCAGGCGCGACCGCCATGATCCTTCTCGTTGAAGTGCTCGGTAACCAGCTGCACGCCGACAGCGAGCGCCGTGGTGTCGCGGTCGCCCTTGAGCAACCGCAACCATGCAAAGGTCTGCGCTGTGAATTTTCTACTGCTCACTAATTCGGCTCCTTGGGTTTGGGAGCCGGCACCCTTGGCGGGGACGCTTTTCGGAACTATGTTGGGGCTGTTGTTGATGCCCCTATCCTTGTTCCGGCCGGCGCGCCCTCGCCCCAGGGTTTACCGGCCGTTACGTTGTTGAACGTTTGACTAGTGGCTTGTTAGCGCCGCGCGTTTTGGCGTTGGTGTCAGTTTCCGTTCGCATCATGGTCGTGCCCGGTTATGGGCGCCATGTGGCCGACAGGCAAAGGATCAGCCGCCATTGACGCCGGGTGAAAGCGTTTGGCACATCCGTTCTGGTCGGGATGCTGATCCGGCGCGCAGCCTGCACGGTGACAAGGAAGCGGCTTATGGACCGTAGGCGCGGGTTCTGTTGTCCCGGGCTCGCTACAAATGCCCGGCTGGAATTATTCCGGGCTCCACCATGCAAGCCAGTATGCCATGGCGGTGCGAATAATCCACAATGAGTATTCGCAGGCCAAAAGCGGCCGCCGGAGAGTGGCGCGCCGGCCGGTTATACTGAATAGAATCGGCGGCGCCGCGGCGGACACTTCCAAGACCTTACCGAAAACTTAAAATCCCATTCCATAATGGCGCTTACGCGAAGGAACGCGCAGCATCAGCCGGTCGACCGCTGCCACCATCGCCGCTTCGGAGCGGGCAGCGCCTGACGCTCGGCAATGGTCAGCAGGCGATCCCGCTCGCCGCGCAGGTCGGCAATGACGGCGCGCAGCTCGGCAACCAGCGCATCGGTCGCGGCATCGGGGGGTGCGTGGCGAGGCAGCGCCTCGGGGCTTGCCGCGGCGGACGCAGCAGGCGGGAAAACCCGGTGCAGCTCCACTGCCTCGACGTGCCACGTCCCGGCCTCGTCCTTGGTGCCGCTGATGCGCCCGCCCTTCACGGCACGCAGTACAGTGCTCTTGTTGATGCCGCACGCCGCGGCGGCCTCGGCAAGGGTGTAGGGCATGGTTGGGCATCCTGATGCGCTGCAGCTGATGCGCAACGGTGCAGGCCAACGGTTAATGGTGCCTTAACGGAAGTGTGGTGCGATCGCTTTTCCTGTTGTGCGTGGGCGCGCGCGCCCGGTTGCCTGACAGGGCAAAGTCCGAGAAAAAGACTGAAGTTACAGAAAAACACTGACGTTAGAAAAAAACACCAACCTTAGACTTACCCACAGCCGCCATCGCACTCAAGCGCATAGCTGATTGCCCGACAGGGCCAAATCAGTGCAGGGCTAACGATTACATCAACAGGGGTGATTCGGCCGCACAACAGCACTGAAAACAAAAAGACCGCCTTGCCGGGCGGTCTCTTGGGTAGTGATCGAAGTCGCTAAGCTTCGTCACGTAAATCCCACACAGCGCAAATTCGGTCAACTGGGAAATTGAGTTTTCCCAGAACGATCTCGTGCGGCCCTAACCATAGGGCCAGTTATGACCAAAACGTTAACCTCTTTTTTGCCAGGCCCTTGCTTTCGCGGCGGCCGGTTCTCGCGCGCGCCGTATCAGCGGTCGCCGGATCGGGCGCGCTCGAAGCTCAGGCGACAGCGACTGGCCCAGACTTCGCCAATGCCGCCGCACCTGGGCGCGCCATTGACGCCATGCCAGTTGGCCTATGCCGCGTTCCTCGTCGAGGAAACTTTGCGCTCCGGCGACTGCCGGCTGTGCCTTGACGAGATCGCCGCCCGCATCGGGACAAGCTCCAAGACAATCCAGCGCGCCCAGTATCGCTTGCAGGATCTCAAGTTGGTCGAGGTCGAGCTGCGGCCCAATGAGGGCGAGAAGCACGACACCAACGTGGTGCGGATCGTCTCGACCGAGTGGCTGACGTGGATTGCGATGGGCAAGATCCCGAAACGGATAGGGGGACAAAGATGTCTGGCCACGGCCAACAATTTGTTTCTTAAGAACCTCATTGCTCAATTGGAGCGGCGGAGGAACGCCGTGGATAAGCCGGTTGAGGTAGATCCCGGCCTCGCCGCAGCCCTGTTAAAGCTAGAGAAGGCTATGCGGACCGGCGCTAGTCGCGCCGGACTCTGATTTTCAGGGAAGGCGGCGCTTCGCGCCGGCTTTGCAATGAAGGATTGACGGATCAACTTCATGTCGTCACGTGACGACGTTGTTTCTTATCGTAGTCATCGGCTTACGCCAAAGGAAGCTGGAGCAAAAGGCGGTAGAGGGAATAAAGCCAGTGATAATATTACTGGCTTTCGGGGGACAGACCCTACCTACACGCTCAAACGCTTAAAGCGCGACCGCCCCGATCTCGCTGAGAAGGTGGTGCGTGGCGAACTCTCAGCTCATGCTGCCGCGATCGGTGCTGGCTTTCGCAAGAAGCTCAACGACAGTTTGATGGTGTGACCAGGACAGAAGTGCCATACGTCTGGCACTTGTGAATACCCGCGAAAGTTGGTCATACTTAATCGAATGATTGAGGAGATGTGGGGCCGAACGATCCTAGAGGAGGGGACGCCCTGGGAAGCCCGTGGAGAGGCGTTTTCTGCCGGTTCTCGAATCGAGAAATTTGCTTACCGCTGCGAAAGTTGGTCATACTTAATCGAATGATTGAGGAGATGTGGGGCCGAACGATCCTAGAGGAGGGGACGCCCTGGGAAGCCCGTGGAGAGGCGTTTTCTGCCGGGCTATCCTACAGCCCCCGTCCCAAAATAACGCACCACGCACGCCCGAGAGGCCTTGACGCGCTGCCACCGCGCGTGCTCCTGGCATTTCAGCGAGCAGAATTTCCGGTCTGAGCGCCTGGCGCCCTTGATGGGCTTGCCGCAGTGAGCGCATTTCATGTTTATGCGGGCGCCCGCACGCTCGGGATTGCGCCAGTACGACGCCCGGCAGATGCAAATCCGCGAGCAATATTTCTTGTCCGCGCGCTTGGCCTTGATGCGCCTGCCACAGTATTGGCATTTCAGCTTGCGGCGCGCCGCGGCGCGCTCGCGCCCGATGAGGGCGCTGTAATCGCGGTCCTTGCATCCACGGGAGCAGAACATTGCTCGCGCGGTTCGGTGTTCTCCGATGAGACGCCCGCACCATTCGCAGCGGCGGCGCCAGTCCTCGCATCCTTCAGCCATGGGTGATGTTTGCCATTCATCTTTTCCGCGAATGATCGGCCGGCGCTGCATTGCCTTGAGCAAAATCGGTTCCCCGGATAGCTCGGCTTGAACGCGCGCTTGCAGGCTTCGCAGCGGATCGACCTGGCGTTCTCGCGATAGGTTTCGCGCGCAGCCGCGGAGCTCACGCGCTGGGCAGCGAGGGCCTCCTGACTTTGCTCGAACTCCTTGCGATAACGACCGCCGCACTGCTTGCTGCAGAACCTGAAACGTTCCTGCTCCAGTCGGGTCCCGCAGTTCAGGCAATGCGTAAAGCCGACGCCGCGGGTGGCGGTAGAGTCCATCAGATATTCACGCTGCCCCCACAGCCAGGGCGGCCGTTGCGCGCCAATCCGTTCGAGCGCGCTGCAAACCAGATTGGCGGCGATCGCTTCTGCGAGCCCCCACGATTGACCGCGGAGGCACAACGCGCTGCGCAGGGTGTGGCGGCAGGTGGCCTCAAACCGGAATAGCGTCGGCTCGCCGTTGCGCAGAACGATCACCACCAGACCAATCAGCCGCTCGCGCTGCTCGCGCTTGAGTTTCCACTGCACATCATTGCCTCGTCAGATCACTCGTGCCTGGCGGCGTCCCGCCAAGCGGCATCCAGTTCGCCGGCATGTGATAGACGTCGCCCTCGGGTCCGAGCGGCGGTTCGTTCTCGAACCGTCGCACGTCGTTGGGCGAGAGCGAGCCTATCTCGCGCCCGATGCGATAGCTCTCGTACCGGCTCTTGACGTCGCCGCGCAGCAGGCCGTCGAGGTCGTGCTCGATGTAGAGCGTGCGCCTTCCGACCTCGGTCAGCAGACAACGGCCCATCGCGGTTTCGATGCGCGCGGCGAGCGGGCCGAGCGAATTCTGCACCAGCGCGCGGCTTTCCTGCTCGGTATTGGAATAGGTCGCCTTATCGGTAATGCCGACGCTAGTCGGTGGCAGGCCGAAGACGCGCGCAACGTCCTCGTTCGAGAGTTTGCGAGTTTGGAGAAACTCGGCATCCTCCGGCGTGAACGACATCTGCTCGAGTTTCGCGCCGCCATCGGTGATGAACAGTTTGCCAGCGTTGGCCGAACCGGCGAGCTTCTGGTCCGTCTGGCGCCGGAAGTCCTCAATTTGCGCCGCGTTCAGCTTTCCAGGGAACGAGACCATCGCGGACGGCCGCAGCGCGTTGTGCGAAAGCGAGGCCGCGGTTTCCTGATGCGACAGCGCGAGGCTCAGCGCGCCCGCGGCAATGCGGATGGGAGAGAGTCCCATGATGCCGTCATGCGTCGCGGCGCGGATGTGCAACATCTCCTCAGCCAGTAGCGTCTCGACGCGCGAGCCGTTGTACACCCGATACCGCAACCGCCCGGTCGCCAGCCGATCGATGCTGACGTCGCCCGGCATCAGCGGCCACAGCGCCGTCACTTGTCCTCGCGCATTACGTTCGATGCGCGCGAACGCATTGCCATGTAGATCGAGGTTGCGCACCAGCCATTCGCGAAACTCGAAGGCCGATTGTCTGTCGTTCGAAATGTCGTGCAACACGCCATACAACGCATTGTCGTCAGCGCGCTCGCGGCCACCATCGGCAGTCCTGCGAAACAGAAATAGCGGAACGGAGGCCAGTAGCTCGGAGCGCAGCGCGATGCATCTCGCAGCGACCGCGAGGTTGGAGAGGACGTTGTACGCGGACGGCGCCGCGCTGCCGACGCGCATTGTCTGGAAGTTCGCCCAGTACGGGTCCGATCCCATCATCGTGTCCCGGCGTTCCGGCGGAGAAGAAAAGATGCGCGCGAGGAGGCCCATGGCGCTACCTCAGGGTTTCGAGATAGGCGCGGGCGAGCGCGAGACGGAAAGGAAGATTCTCATTGGGAATCTTCCCTCGGGCGTTGACGATGGTGCCCTCGTAGGCGGGCCAGGCGCTCACTACTGAGATTTCATGCAGCGTCACGGCGCGAAGCTCCCGCCTCTTGCCGCTCCAGCGCTCGCCATCATCGCCGACGGTGAATCCAAACGACATGCCGCCGACGTCTTCGCGTTCGACGAGGGCTAAAACGTCGTTGGCGTAGGATGTCGACGGAAGGTCGAGGTCGAAGCTAAGCCCGCGCGAATCCTCGGCGAGCCGCAATGTCTTTGACTTGGTGCGGGCGAGGACGCGGCCAGGATCATGGTCGACCAGGGCAACAATGTCGCGCGCGAGCGAGCCATTGAACGCGCCCGGCTTGATGACCTCGGTAAAGCCGCCGACACGCGCCTCGACGCCGAACAACGCGGCATAGCCTTCGAGCTTGCGCCCGCGTGCGCGAACTTCGAGCGGAGCGGATCGGCGTTCTGTCGTGGTCATCTTCTCGGGCTCACGCGGTGGTCAGGTCCGCAGTCTTCGCAAAGCTTTCGGGATGCCGAAGCTTGATGTCGGTCGTCAGCATGCCGCGGATGAGCACGTTGCCCTTGCTGTAGGGCGCTTCGGCGAACGGATTCACCAACAGGTCGAACGCGCTCCAATAGCCAATCAAAAGGTCCGCGAAATTGCCGAAGATGAGCGCCGAGCACACCGCACCGCTGGTGCCCTTCACCAGATTGGACGGCACGTTGTTTGATACCGCCAACGGATAGCCGGCGAGCGTTGTGGCGCCGGGATCGGGCAGCACGAAGCTCGATGACGTGTCGGCTCCGGTTCGCAGCGTATTGGCGAGCTTGGCGACGACTTTCGAGTTGGTCAGGAAGGCGAGCGAGCCCTGCAGCCCGTTGGCGGCGCCGACCGTGCCGACAAGCGCAACGATGCCTGTCCAC